CTATCTGTAGGATGGATAGGATACAGTCAGAGAAGTCAGGACAGATGCGTTTTGCGTAATAATTGGAGATCAGAAATGTATAAAAACGCAGAGGTTTGGAGAACACGAACTGTCACAGGGACAGAGAAGATCGTGCTGGTGGTAGCAGACCACGGGGCAATGGCGTATGTAATTCACTTGGCGGAAGAAGGCGTACACACAGACATTGAGGTAAATTGCGAGGGGCTGCGGTACGGGTCCAGCGATCGAATGTACTATGTACCATCCAGAAGTTTTGAAGAATATCTCCGTACAGTAACAGATGAGCAGCTGGCAGATATTAAAAACAAGCTTGCAGCGTCGATCGGGATTGAACCGCAGATCACAGAAAAAGAAGTTGTCCGGGAAGTACCGGTGGAAATTCCGAGCAATATCGCTCCTGCGGATCCACAAAAATGTTGCGATGCAGAGGTGCAGGAGCTGATGATCCGGGCGGAAAGAGCAGAAGCACTGCTGGAAGAGTACAGAGAGCTGTATCGGAAGGTAATCGAAAAAATCTGACCTGATTAAAGAGGGATAAGAAAATGGACAAAAAGGATATTTTAGGAAAGTTGGGCATAATAGCGGCTGCGGCTTGGCTGATACTATTTATTCTGGCGTTTAGTATGGACCGCTCCAGCAGAATGGGAGATGTGTTAATACTCTCAGCCTTTGCTGGGGTGTTGCCTATGATTTTTTTCACGATTGGTGATTAGCCAGATGTATTTTGCAAAGGCGAAAATGAGCATTTAAAGGAAGGAAAAGAACTATGAAAAATTGGAAATTACCATTGATTATTGTAGGAGTAGTAGTGGCAGTAGTTTTGTTGTGTGTGTTTGGAGTGCAGTCAGTACAGAATCGGGCAATCAGTCTGGAAGAATCGGTCTATACCGCTGAATCTGACATTAAAGTGCAGGAGAAACGCAGGGTTGACTTGGTTTATAATCTGGCAGACTGTGTAAAACAGTATGATCGGCATGAATCAGAAACATTGACTGGACTTGCAGATGGAATGAGCGAAGGGAACAGTGTAGAAGATGTAAATACTGTGATCGCGGCAGTTACATATGCTTATCCAGAGTTGAAAAGCAATGAGAATTATAAGCAACTCATGAATGAATTGTCTATTACCGAAAACATGCTTGCCCAGTACCGGGAAAATTACAATAAATCCGTAACAGCTTATAACAGGTATGTAAAGAAGTTTCCAGCAAGAATCTTCCTCGACTGGACAGGCTATGAGGTTTTGAAATTTCAGCGGTTGGATTATCAAGCACCAGTTGACGCACCGCAGGATTTATTTGGAGAATAGCTTATGGAAATAACCAAGCGCGAAATCATCATCAGCGTTGCAATCGCCGCCGTTATGCTAATAGTCGGTTTCTTTATATCTGGAAAAATAACTGATATGCAGAACGATAAGAACGCCGAATACCAGAAGGCAGTGCATATTGAGGACTCTGAATTATTTCGGTATGGCATGGACACAAATGTTGGAAATGCTTTTGTGTATGGAGATTTGCAAGCGGTTGATACAGTGACTTTTGATGAGATTGGCGGGGAATATCTTCATGTTGAAAAGATAGAAGAACGATATGAACGCCATGAAAGAGAAGTGACAGAAACAGATTCAGAAGGTAAAAAGCACACAAAAGTAGAAGTATACTATGAATGGGAAATCGAGGACAGAGAAAGCAAACATTCCGAAAATATTATGTTTTGTGGTATCGAATTTCCGTATGATAAAATCCCGTATTCTCTGGACAATCACATAGAGACAATAAAATCTGGGAGAGAATATAGTTGGAAGTCTGGGGAATTTGTAAAGGTACGGTACAAGTATTACGGGACATCCCCTAAGCATACAGGGACTGTATATACCAAGTTATCGGACGGAACGATTTCGTATAATTCCAGATTTTTCAAAGATTATACCATTGAGCAAGCATTAGACAGTTGTACGCATAGTGTTGCGAATGAAATGTTCTGGGCTTTATGGATAGCTCTGACTGCAGGTGCTGTAATTGGATTTTGCTATTTTGATAACAAGTGGCTGGAAGATTAAACTGATATTTAAGTAAGAAAGTGGATGAGAAAGAAGGTGGCACCGATGGATAAGAAACTTTTATCCGACTACATAGACGCCTGTGAGCTGATCCGGGAGACCGAGCAGCAGATCAGGCGGCTGCAGGAAAAGCAGAGCGAGACAACGCAGGACAGCGTCCGGCGCGCCAGCTTGTGTGCTGGTTCCCTCTGTCTACACAGATAAATCCTGCGGGACTGGGATAGGGTAACAAAAAAATAAAGCAAAAAGAAAGAAGGTGGGGAATGTGGGAACAAGGGACACATACTTTAATGGTTACGGTCTGACATACAATGAGGTAAAAAAAATAGAAGACAAGTGCAAAAACGCAAAGGGTAGGGAATTGGAACTGCTGCTTCTGGCTGCGGAAAGCGCATATGCAGAGTTGGCGCAATATCTGTTTTTTAGCCTGACATCAGGGCTGGGGTATGACAACATCTCGAAGATATGCAACATCCCTATCGGGAGGAAAGATTTTTATGGGTATCGCAGGAAAACGATATATCTATACAACAGCTATATGATACTGGAAGGACATGCAATTGTGTAAAAGGGGTACGCGGATCAGGAAACGAGAATGGTAAAATAGAATAAGAACTGTATGGGGGTGTGATATGAATTGTAATGCCGTCATGAAAAAGCTTCAGCGCGCCATACTGTCAACGGGGCTCGTAATCAAAATTTCTACCAGCCAATTTTACAGCGAAGAGCAGGACAGACTTTTACGGTTACCAGCGCCTTTTTTACCACATGATGGACATAAACATGAATCGGGTACAAAGAGAGCCGGAAGCAATGGTAAAATTATAGAAATAGGAGAATGAATGAGTTATGAACATAACCAATATCCCTTTAAAAAATTTAAAACCATACGAGAATAACCCGAGAAAGAACGATGATGCTGTTAAATACGTTGCAGAATCCATCAAAGAGTTCGGGTTTAAGGTTCCGATCGTGATCGATAAAAACAATGTTATTGTTGCAGGGCATACAAGATATAAAGCTGCAAAAAAGCTTAAAATGAGTGAAGTGCCGTGCATAATCGCTGACGACCTGACAGATGAGCAGATAAAGGCATTCAGGTTGGCAGATAATAAAGTAGCTGAAAAAGCTGAATGGGATTTTGACCTGCTGAATGCGGAACTTGACGATATTATCGACCTTGACATGGAATTGTTTGGATTCGAGGATGCATTGCAGGACGATGCCGAGGAAGCTGTTGAGGATGAATTTGAGGTAGAGTTGCCTCCAGAACCAAAATCCAAACTGGGCGACATTTATCAGTTGGGCAATAATAGGCTGATGTGCGGTGATAGCACGGTGCTGAAAGACGTAGAAAAGCTGATGGGGGGGGAGCAAGCAGACATGCTGCTCACTGACCCGCCATACAACGTAAACTATGAGGGGAAGACCAAAGACAAGCTTAAAATTAAAAATGACCAGATGGGCAACGATAATTTTAGGCAGTTTTTGACAGATGCTTTTAGCAACGCCGACATGGTTATGAAGCCGGGCGCGGTCTTTTACATTTGGCATGCGGACAGTGAGGGATATAATTTCCGGGGGGCGTGCTTTGATGCTGGCTGGACTGTAAGGCAGTGTCTTATCTGGAACAAAAACAGCATGGTGATGGGACGGCAAGACTACCAATGGAAGCACGAGCCGTGCCTGTATGGCTGGAAAGAAGGAGCTGGGCATCTGTGGGCTTCAGACAGAAAGCAGACAACAGTAATCAATTTTGACAAGCCCACACGAAATGACATGCACCCGACCATGAAGCCGATCCCGTTGTTTGATTACCAGATCAAGAATAATACAAAGGGTGGGGATGTAGTCTTAGACTTGTTCGGCGGATCAGGGACAACCATTATGGCATGCGAACAGAATGGAAGGCGCGGCTATTCTATGGAATACGACCCACGGTATGTGGATGTTATTGTCGACAGATGGGAAAAGTTTACAGGGGCAAAAGCTGTTTTATTAAATAAATAATGTTTTTGCATAGCAGAATAACCCGGGAGGAGAAATGGAAGCAATAGGAAGAGTGTATATATTAGATGATCTTGGAAGAATAAGAATTCCAAGGTATGTACGGAGAAGGTTGAACATCCAAGAATCAGATCCGTTACAAATTTTTATTGGGGATAACAATGAGATCATCTTAAAAAAATGTCAGGCAGAAGATGAGCATTTAACTGAAAACAAACAATAAATAAAAAAGAGGTAGTATATATGTCTGATAATGCAAACAAGGGCGGACGGAAAAGAATACCAATTGATCAAAAAGTATTCGAGAACTTATGTTCGATTCAATGCACACTTGCGGAGATTGCGGCAGTTATCGGATGCAGCGAGGACACGATTGAAAGATGGTGCGTGAGGACGTACAAAGAGGGATTTGCGGAGACTTATAAAAAAAAGAGCCAGAAGGGCAAAGCAAGCCTGCGGAGACTCCAGTTCAAGCACGCAGAGACGAATCCGACAATGGCTATTTGGTTAGGCAAGCAGTTGTTAGGGCAGCGAGACCAGATGGAGGTTGAGGCATCCGGAAAGGTTACGATCGTTGACGATATTCCGGACGCGGCGACAGAAAAGTAGGGAGACTAAATGGCAGAACGGCAGGGAGCACGGATAGGGCTTACAGATTTAATTGCTCCGGCTTTTTACAAAGTACATAAGGATATAAAGGCAGGGCGGCACGAGTACTACAACCTTTACGGAGGAAGAGGCTCGACAAAGTCCTCTTTTGTGTCTGTAGAGATCGTACTTGGCATGATGCAAGACCCGGCAGCAAACGCGGTAGTATTCCACAAGTTCTCCGCAATGCTGCGAGATTCTGTTTATAACCAGATCCAATGGGCGGTAGATGCGCTGGGCGTGTCTGGTTACTGGCGCAGCAATGTAAACCCGATGCAATTTACCTACCTGCCGACAGGGCAAAAGATCATATTTCGCGGTCTGGATAAGGCACAAAAGACAAAATCCATCAAGGCAGCTACAGGATTTTTTAAATATCTCTGGTTCGAGGAACTGGATATCTTCAAGGGTCCAGAAGAAATCCGAATGGCGGAGCAGTCTGTTCTGAGAGGCGGGCATGGGTATGTCGTGTTTAAGACGTTTAATCCGCCGATCAATCGGAACAACTGGGCAAACGAATATGTGCAAATTGAGGATGGTCGGGCATACAACCACAAAAGCGATTACAGGAGCGTGCCGCGGGAGTGGCTAGGAGATGAATTTTTTGACAGTGCCGAGCATTTAATGCTCACAAATCCGAGAGCATACGAGCATGAGTATCTAGGGAACGCAGTTGGGACAGGTGGAAACGTATTTGAGCTTCTGGAGCTGCGCGAAATTACCGATGACGAAATAGCCCGGATGGATGTGATTTATCAGGGGACTGACTTTGGTTGGTACCCAGATGCGTATGCGTTTGTCCGATGCTATTATGACGCGGACAGCGAGACGATTTATTTTATTGACGAGCATTATGTCAATAAAGAATCGAACGAGATAACGGGTAACTGGATCAAAGAAAAAGGTTATACGGATTATCATATAACTTGCGATAGTGCCGAACCGAAATCTATAAACGATTACCGGAGCATGGGACTTCCGGCGCGGCCGGCGATAAAAGGGCCAGGTAGCGTCGAATATGGAATGAAGTGGCTTATGCGGCGAAAGATCGTTATAGACAAACGCAGGACACCGAATGTATACCGAGAATTTACAGAATACGAATACGACCGGGACAAGGACGGCAACATCATCAGCGGCTATCCGGATGCAAACAACCATTCGATCGATGCGACACGTTACGCATTTGAACCTAAATTTAACCGCAGAGGGAACACAGCTTAATATACATCAAGCGGAAAAATGCCGGGAATATGGCAAATACACGGCACAGGGGTATTGCAAAGATGGGAATTATACAGACAGTCAAAAGGTGGTTTAATATGATATTTAAAAAGCAGGCTGAGAAAGATTTTAGGGTAAAGGATACCACGTCTGCGCAGATGATGGCAAAGGTCGCAGAGTGTGCCAACATCTACCGCGGCACGCCGTACTGGTTAGACGCAGATAATCGAATAAAGACTATCAATTTTGCAAAGGCGGTATGCTCCGAGACGGCGCGGCTCGTCACGCTGGGGATTAAAATCCAGGTTGACGGCGGCGCACGCGGGGC